CCCAACAATCATCTTTATTACCAGTGCCACATTGATCTCCATTACAATTAGACGGTTCATTTTTACTAAGGATTTGTATTTTTTTACTCACAGAACCCAAACAAAGATTATAAAAATATGATAAATCTAATGGGGTATTTAAAGAAACTGATATATTTTTAGTTGCATTCTCTCTGGCCCAATAGTCTTGATATTCAGCACTGCATGAAAAAGAGAGATTTGATTGACTTCTTTGGCAACTATCACTTCTACTGCAGTTTCCACTACAAGGTTCGTTTATTTCATCGTTAGGATCACAATATAAAATACTTATATTAAAACCATCTCCACTCGTCTCAGTTTCATCTTGTGAACATGAATCTTTTTTAGCTCTACTTTTGTAAGAATAAGAATCAGTATATGTTCCATCAATATATATATCACAACCATCTCCTGCGTAGTCGGATAAATAACTTTGAATATTAGCATCCATTCCGATTGCAATAATACCAAATTTATCAATAATATAAGAATAACTATCTGATTCTGAATAGCTTAAACTACTAGAACTACTCAAGCATATAACATTATCTGAAGCATTACGAGACTTTCCACCATTTCCAGTTTTTGATTTATAAAAATCATTTCCACATTGAAAACCAACCTTGTTTTGAGAAGTTGATGTCTCTAATTTCCATAAATATAGAGCTGGAGAGCAAGACGAACAACCATTATTTGATGATGAGCACATGTAATATTTATTACACGTTATTATATTTTAAAATTCTTTGTATTTAACTAATTGATTTCTAACAAAGTAAAGATTAATAAAAAATCCACAAAAAGCACTAAATATATTACTAAAATAAGAATAAGTCAATATATCAAATGGATTAATAAAAAAACTAACAGCCAAGGATATCCAAAAACTAGAGCATTCATGACAAAGCAAAGGTTTGTGAATATATGGTATCTTAGCTATAAAATTTCTAAAAGGTCTAGCTATTTCAGTATCACTCCAAGCATAAGTTATCCCCAAGCAAACAAATAAGTAAACCAAGAATTGATAAAACATTTAAATAGAATAAACAACTAACTTATCTTCTTTTTCAATTATAGAAAAAGATTTAAAACCAATCTTTTCATCAGTTAATTTTTTAGCAAGATTTTTCCAATCTTCTTCTGTCTTTCCAATTTCGAATATTCTTCCTCCATTATTTTTAAACATATTTTGTTGAATCATTTGCATATGACTTTCCATTGGATTAATAGGAATTTGTGTATTTTTAATTTCTTCTGTTTTTTCAATTACTAATTGTTTAATTTCTTCATTATTTATTAGATTATTAAAATAACTTTCTTCGCTCACAATTTTGCTTTGAAGATAATTCTTTATTCTATTTTTGCAAGAGCAATTTGGATTGTTCCTAGAACTAGTAAGATCTGCTAAAGTTTCTGGAAATTTATCTTTTAAAGAATTGAAAAATGCATCATTCTTAATGAAAGTATTAAAAAATACTGGCGAATTGAGTAGTTCTTGAAATGTCATATTTATTATATTATAATATATATATTATAAAAAATCTAAAAAATTATGGTTGAAGATAAGATATTCGATTATGACTAAATGTTGCTTCGCTATCACTGCTAAGTGACGAATTAATATTAGAGGCTACATATACAAAATTAAATTTTGCTAAATCAGAATCAGATTGATATTTTTTTATTGATATATAATGACTAGTAGGAGCAATATAACCTGAACTTGGCAGACTCGAAGCATTTGAATGCGTATATATATTATTACTTGCGCTAAAATCAAGATTTACTTCTTGTTTTATTGGGTATTGAATATATACAGTGTCTGGTAAATAATTACCAATAGTATAATTAGGAATACGATTTACATCAATATTAATTCCAAATGATTGAAGTCTATTACTAGTAACAATCGCAATATTTGTATCTATAAAACATGGATCTCCAACATTAAATGTATTTAAATTTACTGGATTTGGGGTAAATGATATTTGGGAGGCTGGCCAATCGAAAATAATTCCTTTTATATCAACAGTTGGATACGCTCCTAATCTATAACTTAAAGAATAATTAGTCAAATATCCGCTTGTAAACGTTACATATTTATCACCATATTCAACTTTACCAGAAAAGGAATCAATTCCAGTATAAGATAAAAATCTATCACGATCACTTAATACATAAGATAAATCAAATTGAGCAACTGGTAAACCATCTTTTGTATAATCAACAGAATCACCTATAGATATTTTTGGCGCGATTTTTAAATCAAGTCCAATATTAAAACTTTTTATTCCAGACACTAAAGAATCATTTAGATAAAAGTTCTGATTTTCTATAGAATAGACATTAAACATTAACTATAATTACACTACTTTTAAGTGTAAAATATAGGAGGTAAAAGGTATATGGCTAGTATTTACGATACAGTTCCAGTTTGGAGCGGAGGTACTCCCTATAATAAATATAGTATAGTGCTAGGTAGCGATAATAGATATTATTATTCTGTAATTGATTCTAATAGCGCAAATAATCCAACCACACTTGTAAATTTAGGAGTATCTTGGGATGGATATGTTTCATTAAATGGAACTCTAGTACCTGATTTTTGGTGGAAACCTTCGTATAACACTAAAGTTAGCGCAACTCCAAGAGTAAAAATCAATCAGTTTGGCAACGGATATCAACAAAGAATACAAGATGGACTAAATACAAATCTTTTAGATTTTCAACTTGTATTTGAAAATAGAAGCGAAAACGAAACGGTATCTATATTACATTTTTTACATCAAAGAAATGGACAACAAAGTTTTATTTATAATTTACCAACAATATACGCAAAATCTACGAGCAATTTAAATACAAGATTTATATGCCCAGAATGGATCTCAAGTTATGCTTCGTACAATAATTATAATATAGAAGCAAGGTTTCAAGAGGTTCCAGTATAATATGCCAACATCTTCACAAATATTTAATTTAATTAGTAGTGGAAATAAATCTTTAAATACAGAATTAAGTTCATTAACTCCATCTTCGCTAGTATATCTTTATGAAATAGATTTATCTGAAATTGCACCAACTATGATAAATTATAACTTTCAAGGAGATCAACCTATAAATAAGGGCATATTCAGAATTTATAATGATTATAATTTACATAAAATAGTTGGAAATCAATATGGAACAATAAAATGGCAAGGTAATTTTTATTACCCTTTTCCTATAATTGCCGAAGGGTTCGATTATACTTCTGCAGGCACTTTACCAACACCAAAAGTATCAATATCTAATCTTAGCGCCGATCAATCTTTAAATTCTTTTTATAGATATATTAGAATGCAAATGCAAAGCCTTGGTGATATAATTGGTGCAAAATTTATAAGAATAAAGACTTTTTTAAAATATTTGGATGGAGCAAATTTTGCTAATAATGTAAATCCATTTAACCCCAATGCTGGTCTCTACGAAATAGAATTACCAAGAGATGTTTTTTATATAGATCGAAAAACTGTAGAAAATAAAAATATTATAGAATATGAATTAGCTTCTATATTAGACGTAGAAAATTTAACTCTTCCAGGAAGAACAATATTAGCAACCAAATGCCCATTGCAGTACAGGGGCGAAGGTTGTGTATACGAATATCATACAAGATTAACTTATTTACATAGTGGAGTTTATGCGAATACAGTAAATCCTCCTATAGAAATAAGAGGTTTGCAGACAGCTCCACCAGTAGCAACAGAAAATGATGAATTATTTTATCATGAAGTATTTAATACTGGAACGGTTGCTGGCAGAAATGCTGTGTTTAGATTAACTGGGTCATTAGGAAACTCAGGATCTTGGGCAGAGAATAGATCATATTTTTCTGGAGATTTTGTATTTTTAGAAAATAGAGGACTTAAGTTTTATTACGTTTGCAATAATCAACATGTAAGTGATATTTTTAATTCTCCACCAAATATAAATTACTGGATTGGAGATTCTTGCTCTAAAAGTATAGGAGCATGCAGATCGAGATGGTTAAAAAATCCAGCGTTTAGACCAGTTATATGGCCAACGAATAGAAATGGTGAAGATTTTACTGCATGCAAACAAAGAATTACTGGACTATACTCATTCGCAGAACAAGTTAATTTATGGAATACTGGTAATAGTAATGGAACACCAATAAATTTTCCAAGAAGACCTGGATGCGAAGATCCAATGAGCTCAAGGGCGCATGGACTTCCAAAAGATGCAAATGGAAATTATTTAAATGGATTTTTACCATTTGGAGGATTTCCAGGAACAAATCAACCAAGCGTTTAATATGATTGATAAAAAAATAAAAAATTTTATATCAAAAAATGCATTCTTAAATGCAAATGAAGAGATTTGCGGATTCATAATACATGATGGAGATAATTTTAGATGTATTCCTTGCGATAATATATCAGATTCAAAAAAAGATAATTTTAAAATTAATTCAAAAAAATATCTTGAAATTAAAAATAAATATAAAATATATTACATATATCATAGCCATATAAATGACAACGAAGATTTTTCAATTAAGGATAAATCTTGCGCAGAAAATCTAGATATACCTATTATATTATATCATTTAAAAACAAATAAATTTAAAATTTATGAACCCATAAATGTAAATAAAGATTATATTGGAAGATTCTATCAACATGGTAAATACGATTGCTTCAAGCTAATTGAAGAATTTTATAAAAAAGAAAAATCTATAGAATTTAAATATGACGAAAATTTTTATGTAAAAGACTTAGAAAATATGGATATTAAAAATGAAATTTTTAAATTTTACGAAAAAAATAATTTTGAAATTATAAATAAAAATGAAAAACTTAATATATATGATATTTTATTAATTGATGCATTTGGGCAAAATAACCCAAAACATTTTGCATTATATTTAGGAGATGAAAAAATACTACATCAGCCAATGTTTGGCTTCTCAAAAATTGAAAATTATTGTAATTTTTATAAAAGAAATACAGACACAATATTTAGATTAAAAATATGATAAAAGTAAATTTACATGGTAAATTAGGTAAAGATATAGGAGAAAGCTGGGAGCTTGAAGTCTCTAGCGTAGCAGAAGCTCTTAGGGCTATAGATGTAAATACAAAAAAATTTAGACAATGGATTATAAATTATAAAGACGAATATGAATATGAAATTCTTGTAGATAAAGAAAATTTATTTTCAGAACAACCCGAATTAAAATCTTTAGAAGATATAAAAAATTCAGAGTTATGCTTTAATCTTAATAGTAAAATAAAAACAATCGATATTGTTCCATGTGTTACTGGTTCTGGTGGTGGTGTGGGCAAAATTCTTTTGGGTGGATTAGCTATTGTTGGCGCTGTCGCTTTAGGAGTATTTACTCCATTTCTTTTACCAGCCATAGCACTTGGTATCGCAGGATTAGGATTAATTGCTGCAGGAACAAGCGAATTATTGTCAAAACCACCACCATCTGTACCTTATACAGCTCAACAAGTTAATCCTATAGATGGAGCAGGTGAAGCAGGAGGCCCTACGTCTTATTTATTCAATGGACCAGTAAATACAGTAGGAGAAGGAGGTCCTGTTCCAATAGGATATGGAGAACTTGTTGTTGGTGGAAATAATGTATTCAGTAATTATGATATTTTATATAGAACATACATATCAAATTATGATAACTCTACTTTACAAATTCAATATACTGGAGTTAGTCAACATTTATTCAATAGTAGATGTTATTTAATAAATCAACAATCTTTACAAAGTTTACCTTTCTAATAAATATATGCCAGAACCAGCCAATTATTACGCAGAAGGTTTTAAATATTTATTATTTCCAGGAAATATTGGACTTGGTGCTGTAGGATATAATTTTCCAGAGAGTACTGCTCAAGATGATGGTGGTGGAGCAGGTAATCTTTCTTTATCTTTTAGTGGTTCTGCGATTCCATATGCAAATATAAGCAATAATCCAGCACAAGGTTTTTTTTATGGCCCAAGTGGTTTTATAGCCAGATACACACCCTTAGCAATTATGACTGGGGGTCCAATACAAAGATTTGATTACACTTTATTTCGAGCAGATACTTTTGGAGCACCAGATTTAAGAACAACATATTCAGTCCATACAAATACTGTAACCGAAGGAGGTTACCCAGAAAGAACAAAAGCGGCCAGAGCTTTTAATACAATATCTCAAATTAATATTTTAGATTTAATATCAGAAGGTCCAATCGAAGGATTTGTAACAGGATTGTATATACCTAATTACGATGGAAAAACTACTGGAGATATTGGATACTCAAGTGTGACTTTTCAGCCTTTCGAACAAACTTATACTTCTCCAGAAACGAGATCAATATTTTGGAATAATACACCATTAACTGATTTAGCAGGATTTGTTAATTTTAGTTTTATAAATTATAAATATAAATATGGAGAAAAAACTAATGATCATACTATTTATAATCCATATTTAACTTTATACGAAGAAAGAAGAGATTATTTTGGAAGAGAAGTAGATAGAAATAAAATACCACTTCAAACATCAGTAACAAAAAATCTTGGGGATAGTTTATATGGTTTATACAATCAAAGTGGTAATAGATATATAGCTACTCCAAAAACATATTATATATACAACACAGAGTTATCTTCACTTAAAATAAATATTGGTATTAATGGTTTATTTGAAAATGTACTTACTGGAAGCGCTGCGGGACTTATATATCCTCAAACATTAAATATAAAATTTAGTATTTATAGAGTTTTAAAAAATGGAGAAGTAACTTTATTAGACACATCAAAATATTATCCCTATGTTAAAGATTACTATTCAAGAGATCAAATTCTTATGAATGGAAAAATTAATCAATCACCAAGTATAATTACATATGAAATAATGTTTAGACCTTTTGCAGAAAATTCACCTTGGTTTGAAATATTTCCAAATCAAATTGGTTGGGCTGTAGATGTAATGAAAAATACAATAGAAGCAAAAGGTGGAGGTATATCAAATTCAACAACTGTTCATAGCATATCAGAAGTTTATTCTGATAGATTTGTATATCCAGACGCAGCAATGGTACTATCTAAATTCGACGCAAGATATTTTAATGAAGTTCCGTCTAGATCTTATAGAGTTAGACTCTTAAAAGTTAAAGTTCCAGTAAATTATAACCCAATAACAAAAACTTATAATGGTCCCTGGGATGGAAGATTTAAAGTTGCTTGGACAGATAATCCAGCTTGGTGTTTCTATGATTTACTTACTAGCAATAGATTTGGTTTGGGAAAATATATTAATAATTATCTAACAGATAAATGGACCTTATACGAAATTTCTCAATATTGTGATCAACTTG